GTCTTTACCGAAAAGAGTTTTCATACGCGTACGTTTGTCTTTAACTTTTCTATAATACGCGGTCTTCATAGGTAAAATTCCTGCTGAACCATTACTTGATAATATATTCTTTACATCTTTCACAAATATATCTAGCTCTTCTGATGGAGACAACTCAATCATACCACCGTACTGTTGGAAATCTTTTGCACGTGTTCCCTTTTTATGAGAGATCCATGCAACCTCTTTACCTTTAGGATCTAATATATGAAAGTCGCTCTTAGGAGTTCCATCGGTTTTTTGAAAATTGGAACATTGAACTACTTTACCATTTATATCAACTTTAATAAATGGTTTATTCTCTTTAACTAACAATGCTTGTAGCTTTGCTTGAATATCAGTTAATGCTATTGACTCAGCTACTGTACCAGATCCAGCACCTTTACCGCCAAATTCTGCAGTCTTTGCAAGATCTGATATCTTGTATTCTTTATTTGTGGTACTCTTCAAACGAATCGCATTTAATAAATCATTACTACCTTGTTTTAAACCTTGAGCAATAGCTCCAAGGATAGCACTATCATTTTTAAACTTCACAACTTCACCAGAAAATAAAACGAAATCTTGGCCTTCTTCTATTTTCTTAATTAATGTTGGTCCTCTGCCTTCTCGCCCAGGTTTTAATAGTTCACTGGGTGTAAGTTTCTTATATTGATTTTGTGCCACAACCCTGCTCCATGTTACTGTTGCTCTAAATGGCAACTGACATATACAGGATCTATTTATATAAAAAAGAGGGGGCATGGAGCCCCCTTAAAGTACTACATTATGACACTACTTAACTATTCTTTACATACATCTCATATAGGGGATCTTCAAGTTCTCTCGCTTCTATCTCCCAAGGAGAATAATAATGATCTCCTTTATATGCTTTATTGTCGATGCGACCAGTAATCATCTGCCAAACATGAACCAATTCATGAGCTAAGCACTTGATAGCATGATCCAATCCTCTGTCTCCTCTGATCTCTACCATGATCTCTTTAGGTTTACCATTGGCATGATCCTCTGTGCATAGACAATAACCATCGACGTGGTCCTTCAAACCTTTGCCTCGTACAGATACTTCAATATAGACTTTACGATCCTTTGGACCTAACAACTCATTTAGAAAAAGTGAAGCTGCGCTGTACAACTCTTCGCGCTTTGCAGCGGTAAGATATCTCGATTGCTTTATATAAACCACCACACTATCCACCTTTCTTAATTATCATAATCTGGACCATAAAAACGAGGATCTGCAAGTTGCATTAAGTCTTTTTCAACATCCTCTACCATATCCAATGGGACATTCATCATTGCTGCAATAGTCAAAGGTTTATAACCTTGACGCAAGTGATCTTCAATATCCATGGCAAGTTCCTTCATGCGACTCATGCTTTTCCTTTCTTAAAGTTATTGCTAATCAAATTGGCATTACGTGCACCGATCTTCCATATAGTTCCTGTGCGATTAGGAAATGTCCGCTGTGCTGCCTTAATTTTACGTGGTTCACATACTGTAAACTTCACGCCATCAACGATGGTTACTGTGTCATTATATCTCATTATCGTACATTCGCAATATAAACATCAAAATGAGTGGCATGTTTCTGTGGCAAGTATGCATCATAAGCACTGTTATGACGACCACCATATCGTAGGTTTGCATGTACACGACGTGGTCCACGTCCCATCAAACGAACACGTAGACGACTTGGCTTTTTAGGTAATGGTTCACCACGATATTCAGCGGTACGACACGCGTATTTGTAAGACTGAGCATTATTTAAGTTGATAGCTTTCACTGTCTTCTTAACAATGTCGATCTGTTGCATGTCAGCAACTGACTGAGGATCAGCGGTAAAAACATAAGAATCTGCACGTTTAGTTTTTGACATATTAAGCTGCCTTTCTTTCTTGATCCATCATGTCGAACATGATCTTTTTCGCAATGTTGATATATTGACGTGCTTGATTTGCACGTTGTGGAGAAACCCAACCATCATCATTGAATTCTGCATCAATAACATGTTGAGCATCGCTTAACAGACCAGCTGCAAACATCATCTCTGTACCGGGGAAAGCTTGTTGCTTAACCATTTGATTTACTTCTGCTGCTGTCATACCGTATGCTTGTTTTTCCCAAGCTAATTTTTCTGTGTGTGTCATAATGTTTTCCTTTTTTCAATTTATGGATCCATTATACCCTGAAACCCGCAGTTTGTACATAGGCCCCCCTAAAAAAATTATTTGCTAATAAAATCATAGACTTGCACGGACGGCTCGTCATCTGGGAGCATTTCATACCATGAAAAACAGGACCTTTAGGGGGTCCTGTCATAAGTCTATGATTTCATTAGCTTTTTTCGAACACACCAGGAGCTCCCAGATGTGTCAATCTTTGGAGACCAATGTATCCATCAAAGGGAAGATCTTTGAGATGACCTGAGCACATCCTCGAGCTACTTCCATATGCTCCAGTTGAGTACCATGACCACTACGCAGTTCAATGAAGTGTACCCATGAACGTAATGTGCCGTTCATATACAACCTGCTGACAGTCAAACCTTCTGGTAACACTGCACGTGCTTGTTCTTTAGCGATACCATTGTTGATTGCCCAATCGTATGCGTGTTCAGCAGCAGATATAACTTCTTGTTGCTTCCACTTCCATTGTTCCATCAAGTTCTGTTCAGTAAGTGTAAGTCCACTAACCTTCACACTGTTTTGTCTATTAGTGGGATCCTGCTTTCGTGCTTCTCTAAGTACAAACGACAAGTCTTTAGTAGGATCAGCATATCGTTGACTGAATTCTTGGAAGCTGAAGCTTCTATGTCTAAGGATTTGTCTTGCGATGTCTCTTGTTGTGGTGATTTCCATGCATGCTGAGACCATTTCGAGTGGTGACCAGTGCTGGTGTTTGATGAGGTATGAGATGAGTTTTGCTGATGATTCTGTGTTAAGTTGGTTGCTTGGATTGGAGACACGGGCACAATACGCAATGAGTTCCTGCGCATCTTCGATACCCACAGATCTAAATGATTCGGTTGGTTGTGAATAGGAAACAAGTTTAATCTCCATGATAGTGATATTTCTCCGGGTCGTCGTATTTTTTAATCTCTAGTACTTCTCCGGTTGGTATTTTATTGATGCAAAAATCTGTAGCTTCATGTAAAGTCTTAAACCATTTGAATTGTACTGTAGAACCGTTTATATAATAAGTTACTTTATACATTAGTGAACCTGTACTGTTTCTTGTTTATCATTTAGTGCTGTGAAATCCATGTTTGTAACACTCACCAATAAGTCCATAAAATCATTCATAGTTTGTGTTGAAACATTTAAGTGAGTCAACCTTGCTATCATGACCGATGAGAACATGAGTGGAGATATCTTATATTCCATACAAAGCCTGTGCATGATGTCATCTACTTCATAACTAAGTTTTTCTAGATCTTCATCCTTAATCATATTTAAATGCTCCAAAATCTTTCTTACCTTCTCTATCACCAAAGGTGTTTAATGGTTTATCGTCTTCTTTGACGTGTGCTGCCTCACTAATTAGTGTCTGAGCACTTGCTTCTACATCATAAAGTTTCATTCTAGAACGATCTACTCCGACGATGAATCTTTTGTGGAACGTCGGGTCGTTGTACCTGTTCTTAAGCTGTTTAACCATAAGTTGGCCAAGTTTCTCAAGCTCTTCCGTCGAGATGACCGCAAACATAAGATCAGCTGTAGCCGGTAAACCAAAAGATTCACTTGTGTCCTCAAGACCCACATCCGTATTCGAGAAGCCCGACCTCGTTGTCTGTGTTGCTGATACGACTGGACAGTTGTTTTCGACAGCAAAGCCACGCATTTCTTCTGCGATCGATTTAATGTATGAGTAAGTATTAACCGATCCACCCAATCCACGAATCCTCGAGCTGGCGCAAATATTAAGATAGTCAACAAAGATGATATCGGGTTTAAAATTCTTTTTAAGTTTAAGTTCATTGATTAATGCTCTAAAGTGTCCGACATGAGCTGCACCAGTTGGATACTCTTTAATGATTAACTTACCAATATTCTTTTGTCCAATCTTTTGGATCTTTTGATCATATACTTGCTTTGGTAATTGCTCTAACTGGTCGATCGGGATATTCATGAGGTTTGCATCAATACGTTCAGCTATACGTTCCTCTGCCATTTCCATGGATATGTATAACACATTTTTACCTTGTACTAATGATGAACCAGCCATATGACACATGAATAAAGATTTACCAACACCCGTACCGGCTAAGATGATGTTTAACGTTTTGTTTGGAAGACCGCCTTTAGTGATCTTATTGAAGTAGTCAAGGTCGAACGGAAGCCTCGACTCAGTCCTATGATAAAAATCATAGCGCGCGTCAGAAGCGTCAATGTAGTCATGACCAACATTGGTATCAAAGCTAACAGATAGTGCTTTAGATAAGATATCGGGGATTGCATTATTAGAAAGGTCCTTGTGTTTACCATCTATGATTTGAATGGATTCCATGATAGCAAGATATATGGAACGTTCTTGACAAAACTTTTCTGTCTCATCTAATGCCCATTGAATATCAACAGGTTCAGCTTTGTATGCCTTATCAACGATATCCATCACATCGTTAGTGACATTTGGAATACGTTGTAACTCAATCTTCAATGCTGCTTCAGTTGGAACTTTATTGTATTTGTCAATAAAGTGATTTATTACTGCGAAGAGAAGTTTTTCTCCTCTTTCAAAGTATTCATCCTTTAGAAACGGTAGTGCACGTCTGGTGAATTCTTCATTCGTGCACAGTTGGTTCAGTATCAGTTGGCTTATCATTTTTTCCTAGTTTATATTTTCCAGTATCCATTGCATCTTCAATGATATGTGTTAAGATATCACCTAAGAGATTCATGAAGACTACATCTTCTTGTAATTCTTCTTGCGTCATCAACAGATCGTCTGGAATTTTAGAAATATTAAATTGAAATTTTAATTTTGCTGTATCTGTATCTTCTTTAACTTCTATGCGACCATACTTATAAATGATATCTTTATAGTCGCCTTCTTTGATCTTAACATACCAATCTTCATCACCTTTGTGTTCGACGAAGGTGTAACTATCTTTAGATATCTTCATCGCTCAACTCTTCTGCACGAGGTTCTTCAGCTCGATACATTTTACCACTACCAATTTGGTATGTGTCGGTGATATATTTTTGGAAGTCTGCGTCTTTTAATAGCGGTGTCCAGAATTCTTCAGTCAGCGTGTCTTTTTCCCGTACCTTTCCATCCAAGAACTCACCCGTGTTTCTGTCCACTTTTTGATACCACCCGTTAGAAGGTTTACCGACGAAACCACCAGCCAAAGCAATATCAAGCAACCCAGAATAACGCTGAATTCCACCTTCAAAAGAAACAGATAGAGGTATCTTAGACTTTTCTTTAACATAACGACTCTTCTCCACATTAATAATAAAGTGGTATCCCTTAATCTCTGTACCTTCTTTATCTTGTTGACGTCCTAAGATCCAAATTGTATCAGCTGAGTAGTAGATACCGGTGCCACCAGAAACTACTGCTTTCGGGAACATGCCGATTTCCATATACGTATGATTAACTGCAAGTAATGGTACATCCTTCATTGTTAAGTAAGGAGTGATCATACGGAATAAACCTTTAAGTGCTTTTGCACGTGACATATCTGCCACAGATTTTTCATTTAGTGCATCTTCCATTTCTTTCTTAGACGCTAAGTTACCTACTGAATCGATGACGATGATAACTTTTTCGCCACGTTCTAAGTTGTTTAGTTGAGATACAACATCAAACTTAAGTTGTTCTACGTCTGTAATAGGAGTATGAAGTACACGAGACTTATCGATATTAAATGAATCGAAGTATGCTTGAGGAGTGCCAAACTCTGAGTCATAGAATAACATGACCGCATCTTTATACTTATCCATGTATGCTTTAGCCATTAGTAAGCTAAATGCTGTCTTAAAGTGTTTAGATGGACCTGCTAGTACTGTCAATCCTGGTGTCAAACCACCATCAAGCTTGCCGCTTAGTGCTACGTTAATCATAGGCACCGGTGTTGTAATCATATCCTTCTCACCAAAGAATTTGGAATCTTCCAGTGGTGAAGTAAATTCAATCTTTGAATTCTTCTTTAGTTTGTCCATTAAACCCATTGCATATTACTCCTATTTGTAATCATTGTATTATTATACCACATTTGCACTTGTTTGTACACTGTTTTTAAATGCTCTGTTACGTTTTAAATCTTCCATATCATGCCACTCTCTGTAGCTATTGATGTTGTCAATATCTACAGATTGCAAGTTGCGGTTAATATGTTCATCTGATCCGACGTTGATAAAGATTGCACCAGGTTTTGCATGTTCTACAAATAAATCCCATGCTTTTGCATCGTATGCCGCTGTAGATGGAAATGGCATCGCGTGATTGGTTTTATACGCTTGTAAAAATGGCATGGTTGCTGATACAACCTTTGCATCTCCGATTTCACCTTTATGGATATTACGAGCTACTGCAACACCATGTGCCTCTGCAGATGGCCAACCTATTTGTAGTGCACGCGTCATAGTTCCTGTTGAAACTGCACACCAAATTTGTGTAGGTTCTTTGCTCAGTTGTTTGGTTATTTTATTGGCCATATTAACAAGTCCTGCTGTAACCATTGGCATATCCTTTAAACCTAGTGGAAGATACTGCGCATTGTTTTCTTTTGCCCATTTCTTCGCGTACTGATTTAAAACTGGCATTGCAGCAATACGAACGAATCTCATATCTACATGCGGATACGAAAATAATGCACCTTGATGGTCAGATACTCGTTTAGATGATGGACAAAAGAATACAACTTTCTTATTATACATCTCAGCTAACATTGAGATTGCATCCATAGCATGTCCTTGTCGAGGTGCACAATAAGTTAGTGTATTGTATTTACTTTCAGCAATAACTCTTTCGCCACCAAAAGATTTCAATCCGCCTGGTGCAAGGTCTGCTCGAAGAATGTATTTATCACCGTATTGTTCTACTACTGGATCTGCAACCTTAGAAGTAAATGTTCCCCACATTTCTTTGTAGTATTCATTTGCTTCTTGTCGATCCATCCCCATTGGGATATCTTTATTACCAGTATCTTCTGTTATGCTAAACAAGTTTGACCCCAATCATTTCGTCTATAATATTGTGGAGAGATATGAACACTCGAACTGTTTTCCATATAAGTCTTTGCATACTTCTCACCATCCATCTTGTACCACTCTTCTGGTGGCATGATGACATTCACCTTTCTTTTATTTAGTCCTTCAATAATACGATATGTAAGAGCCAAACGAGCTAGTCTAGAACCAAAGAATGGAGTTCCTTTAAAGTAACCTGTCTTTGGTAACCTACGTTCTTCGTATTCAACTGGGACTGGAGTAGTAAATGATATATCACACTTATGTTCTTTTTGAATCCTGACTGCTTGTCTTACATATTCATCTAACATGTCATCTAAGTTAAAGTTCTCATGACGAAGGATGTGATGACGAACATCGATGGATCCATAGCAAAACGTTACATTGCCAAATGGTTTTAATCCTCTAAACTCTGTAATCAATCCGCGTTTAAGTGTACCATATAGTGTCTTACCATTTTCTCTTAAAACAATATCAGTGGTACGTGAGAATGCTGGAGTATGTGAATCTCCGACAGAGATACCATCGAACTTACTTGATACTCCCAACAAGTCTTCTTGTTTAAGAGATTGTACTTTTGATAAGCGTAAAGATAATGCATCACACCACTGTTCAGTGATACCTGTATATGTAGTCGGTGCACCAATACGCTTCTTAAGTTGTTCTCCCCAATCTGGCATATCAAAGTCCAATGATACTACATTAGGATGAGCAGCAACTCTATTGATACGATCGAAGATTTCTTTAGTTGCACCGCCAAATAAGTTTAGTGTACCACCAAAGTTTACACCATGCTCAATATAAACTGTAGTTGCATTGGCAATGTTTGGTGAACATGCATTGTCGATAGCAGCATCTAACTGATCTGACCATACCTGTGACCAACCTAGAACATGAGAGTTCTTAAGTTTAGGGATATTACTAATAGGATTTGTTAAGACGTTCATGTATCTTGTTTCTAAAATATTTTCTCCACAATGCAGATCTTATGATACTTACAACTGTAAAGATTAATGTTATATGAATACTATCCCAAATTGTTGGATGCAATCCAAACCATGGAAATATAATTATTTGTATTAATAAAGATAATATGAAACCACTTCCTACATCTATAAAGCTTTCAAAAAAGTGTGTTCTCATATTTTTTTCAAGCTAAATTCTTGTGGGAAAATCCATGTATATGGAATACGTTTAGTTGGTGATTTTACTCCATGACTAATAGCTATATGCTTATAAAAGAAACACGTCTTGTCTTCTACGTTCAATAGCTTTTGTACTGTCATTGGATTGCGAGAATCGTTGGCTAATGTATTCATCTGTTCTAGCCATATTATACCATACTTATTTGTTGCTGTAAACTCCCCATTCGGACCAATCTCATATTTAACTTTGCCGTTTAAATTTGGACCCCCGAATATTTGTTGCATACCATCGAAGTGACCTGTACCACCAAATAATACAGATTCTGGATCAACGAGATGAGGATATGCAAATGCCATATAACGCGCAGTATTCTTGCATGGATATAACGGGCTTCTAAATCCTTGGTGTTCTTTGAAGTATGCTTCTAAACGTTTAGCAAACTCCATCATTGTAAATGGACGTCCCATTTTTGCAGGTTCATCTAAGATAGTATGCATATCCTCTGCAGCTTTCATCGGACCATCTATCAACCAATCTTTTACGTTCGTACCTTTAGGATAGTAGATTTGGAATAGATCATTACGTGCATGACGTTGTGTCTTAAATCGTTCGCGTGTTAAGATGATACCATCATTCATCAATGATGTGAGTGTACCCCAATGTTCATTACTAAACGAGAATACGAGCGTATAGAATAAGCGTAACTTATTATCAGTGATTGGTTGCATAACATCTACGAATGGATGTTCATGCCAATGTAAACGATGAGAGAAGATCTGATAGTCTTCTTTCAATAGTTTATCTTCGCGCTTGTCGAATGCTTGGCACCACTCAAAGAACTTTTCGAATCGTTCTTCTTGTGTCCAATCTTTCATCCAACTTTCTGTTGGTTTACCATTTTTTAATACAACTTCAGATGTGCCATCATAGGTTATATTATTATATGGTTCGTCGATGAACTGTGTTAAATCGTTTTGCATAGTTCTTTATATTGTTCTACGGTTAAACCAGCTTGTTTAATAATAGCATCATCTGATGGATGTGCTTTCATACCATTGAATGATTTCACCAATCCAAGATCTAACATTGCTTTTTGTCGGCCGAATGGATGATCTTTAATCTTACATGATGACCATACATTATCATAATCTAAGTGGTCGTAATCTGCACCAGGTCGAACATAGTTTTCAACCCAACGGATGAAGTCACAACATACGTCTTCAGCATTATATGGATATGATTTAACATCGTCATAAATTTTCTCCATAACTTTATCTAAGAACTCAATTGGTTTCATCTTCTTAGTTGGTTTAGCTAAGTAAGAAATACATTCAACTGCATTCGTTCCATAATAAAATGGAGATTCTTTATTAACATACTGAGGATACCAATCTGCAATGTCAGCAACCACTGCTGCATATTGGAAATGATATTGACGTAAACCATTGGCTACATTCCATTCTAACATGAATGAACCGATTTCACGAAGATCTCGCTTACCACCTTTTTCTAAAAACTCTGCAAGTTCTCTAGCTAATCGTGGTGCATATTCACTTAGATAGTAATCACCGCCTCGTTTGTAACTAGATCCAGCTGGTGGTTTTGGGAATGAAGGGAATTGATATCCTACAGATGTATAGAATGGTTTAGGATGTTTATTTACAATCTCAACCATTCCTTCAATCGTCTTAGCTTTATGTAGATTAAACAATAAAGTATTATGATATCCACTAGGCTTAGTAGAATAATTAATAGCAGAACCACAAACACGATGTAGAATAAAAATGTAAAGCCATTCTGCAAGCTTGAAGTCTTTGTGTTTACCAGTCCAATCTTTAGCAACTACTTCACGCTGTCTTGTAATCTTACCAGCTTCCATCTTTTTCCAATATGGATGTTCTTCTGTCCAACCATAAAAGCAATCATTGACGATCTGTGAGAAACCAGCATACTTACGTTCTACTACATCATATAGTTCTACGTGATGTAATAACTCATCATTCATATCTGATTCAGCATGAGACAACATTCCATAAGGTGCACTATCAGATACGTTGCACTTATTTTGTTGGTCTAATGCTAGATTAAAATAACGAATATACTCGTCATAGTACTTTGTTGTTTCGATACTCATTTAGGTATGCTTTCAATTTCTTTAACATTTGCTTTTCGTATTGCGGATCATTTAAGTTACGATTGCGTGGAGATGGATGGTCAATCTTATAATGATCTATTTTATATTTAGAACATACTTTAGATACAAAACCACCAAGCGCTATGACTACTTTCTTATTATACACTGCATCGTGCAATGCAAATATGTCCACATCCTTCATATCATAGCTGTTTATCTTATTAGGTATAACGTTATGAAAGTCCCATTCGGTAAGATTAACAGTGTCACACCAACGTTTTAACCTTGCAAATGTACCATTAGAAAATGGTTCGGTCTTTGTTGATGGACACTGTCCAAGAATGATGACTTCATCTGACGTAGGTACATCGATAAAGTCTTTTACTGATTTCATATTGCTTTCGCTATAACACCCGCTTCTGCAAACATTTCGACTGATTGTTCCCAGCTTTCTTTCCAATGGGGGCGGAGGTTTAAACATTCACCAGATACGATGATCTCTTTAATTCCAACTTGTATGATACCTTTAGCACACTCACTGCAGATAGGTAATCCATAAACATAAAGCTTTGCACCATCTAGTGATACACCAGAATACGTAGCATTATAGATGACATTCATCTCAGCATGAACTACATACTTATATTTAGTTTCTCTATCGTTAAGACGATCAGAAGTATCTAAGATTCCACGCGGGAAACCATTATATCCTTGAGATAGGATTTGTCCTTTATTACCTACAGCAACTGCACCAACTTGGGTGTTTGGATCTTTGGACCATTGAGCAATATCTTTTGCAAGTTGCAGATATCGTTCATCCCATTTTTGGGAAATTTCAATAGCCATTTTCGTCTGCCCACTCTTCAACTAGTTTAAAGTGCCGCTCATACACATGAAGAGAGCTAACGTTCCAGTAAAGATCACCAATATCATATACAGTATTACACTTACCATTGATTCCTTGAAGTACTTCTTGTTGTACATATCGTTGCCATGCCCAATCATTTTTATAACCAAAGATTGCATCATTAGATCTCATATAGACTGATGCGTGGAGTTTACCTTTACGGATGTAATATTGTACAACATTCGTACACATGAAGTCTGACATGCCGTTTTTATTATAATCAACATGCATGCTTGGGCGAGTATAGATCATAGTTGCACGACGTGATAGAGGAGACTTAACTAGTTCGTCGACAACTTTGCTGAATTGATAACCATTCTCTTCTGAATAGATGCACCAACCATAGTTAGAGTTAATCATACCATTCTTATCTGCAACCATTTTCCAAATCTCAGGAGTTCCACCTGGGATATCGTTAACGTTACGAGACATTGAACGATACCATTTCAATTCGCGTTCGATATAGTCTTGATTCGGTGTACCAAAGATTGCATCTTCATTTGCATTGAATGCAGCATTTACAATCTCGATAGTTGCAACACCGCTTTTATCGGTTACAAAGTTTTTGTCACGAAGTTCGTCAACCAAGATTTGACGAATATCATAGACATCTAACACAGTATACATTAGTTTGTTCCTCTGAATTTGGTTGGGATAAGTGCTTGATTTTGCGGATTTGGCTTGTTGAAGATATCACGATCAGGTTTTTGACCAGGTACTTCACCGCGCATATAAGCAACTACGAATGATGCATAGTTAATCATATCAAGTGCTGAGTCTTCGACTGATTCGTAGTTGACATTACCACCAGCTTCCATAGTTTCAAGGACTGAAACCATGCGAAGGTATTTTGCATGAATGATATCAAGGATTGAGACTACGCCTCGTGGATAATAGTCAGCTTGTTCAACACGACTAGCTGCATTATTATAATCTTGACCTTTTTTCTCTTGGATTTCTGCAGCTTCTAGCAGGATATTTGCTGATGGTCTTGAGTATGATTTTTGCATGTTATTTCCTTAACGTTGATAGGTATATTATACCATATTAATTTCTCGCTGTACATTAGATTTCAGCGGTTCTATAAGCATATTCTAAAGCCCTTTCAGCTTCAGTCTGCAATGGTCGTTTCTGATAACGACGAGACGTATCTCTATCAAGCTGCCTAATTAATTCAGCAATTTGATTAGATGTGATTGGATACTTGCGTTTGATTGCATTACATGCTATAGATGTCATGATCTTATAGATCATTGCATAACGACCTGATCCATCTACATTAGATATAGAGCTATATTCATTCACAAGTTTTTTATTGACAAAGGGACAATCTCTATATGATGTCCATTCGAAATCATAGTTTGCTTCGTTCTTTAATAGTTCTTCTCGATGAGAGATAACTTTTTTCTGTACATCTGGTGGTAATCTATCCATGAATGTTGCAACTCCTGATTGCTGTACAACAAATGGATGTTTATTCATCAAAGCAATTGGATCAATAACACTACCACTAGCATTAGTAAAGATAAAGTTATTAGCCCCAGGATAAACAGCAGGGACATAATACATTCTCGATAAGTCTTTAGTCTGTTCATCTCCGAGATTGTTGAACTCTCTGTTGAGCGCGAACCAAAAGTGTTTGATTGATTCTTTCCGCACACTAGATTTAAGTGGGAATACAAGGCGGAACTTCGGATGATCGATAGTACTACTAGAGGTAGAGTAACACACATAATAATAATTACCGTAAAGAGCATGTAGTTCATTTTGTAAATCACCTTGGAATTTATGGTCATCGATATCTAGTGCTGCCCATCCTGCCCACTCGATGACGTTATCATTGGCACGAGTCTTACCTTCGGGGAATATTGCTGGAGAAATTAATGGAGAAGCTTTAAGACCCTTCGGTGCTTTGCGTTCTCCGCGTTTTAATTTATAACCAGGAGTTTCAGCCATCTTATATAGCATGGCTTCGAATTCTTCCCAATTTTCATGATGTATTTGGCGATGCGTCTTATTATCAAAGATAGACGCAAACGCTGTCAAAGAATAATTCATAATTAATCATAGATCTTTTCAAGTAGTCCGACATTGTCAACGTGAGTTGGCGCTGTCCAACCTTGTGGCTTAATAAGATCTGGTAATCCCAATGGATTTGGTCGAGATTCTTTGATACCAACTTCTTTGTTCATGTTGGCTTTATGTACTCGATCCCATGCAGTATATGCATCCACACCAAATGCATCGAGTGTACCGATTGCAACCACGCAAAGATCGATCAAAGCATCAACTGCGTCGTCTGCATTATTGGCTGTTTTTAATTCATCCAACTCTTCTTGCAAAAAGTTTGCTCTAAATGTTAGATATGTGTCTAACTTATTTGCATCAAACTTGCTGACGACTTCTCGCACACCATATTTACTGTGCATTTCATGTATATCTTGCACCCAATCTCTACTCATATTTTACTCCTTAAAATAATATTATACCACATAATTTTCTTGCTGTACATGTTAAGCAAAGAAATCCTCGAGAGATGCTGTTTGTTCTGCTTTCCAACCGATTGCATCAAGGATTAATTTTGCTGGTTCTAAAAATGCTTTCTCGAACTGTTTATCATTATCGATATACTTATCAAGCTTAAATTCTGGTGGTAATATGTCAACAAAACCAATAACATCTTCTTTCATGGGGTTATTGGGATACAAGTAGATGTACTTAATCTTGTCACCGCCTTTGATAGGTGTGTAAGTCTTCAATCCTTGTTTTTGTAACATGTGATTATACAAGATAGCTGCTCTTGAATTTATCGGTGTACCCTTTTTGTAGATCGTGTCACGCGATTGGTATTCCTTAACCGACGAGACTCCGCGCGGGAATGCTTTTTCATGCGCAGGTAGTTGGTCAAATTTTTCTCGATAACTTTGAATAAACGTCTGAGTCTCAGCTTCCGTACCGTTGATGAGCACTTTAAACAACTCTTCAAAAGCCGTGCGACACGTGCCCGGTGTAGAGGACTTGATCGCTTCAATCCCCATGATCTTGAGTTTTGGTTTAGCATAGCGTACTCCTTCGTTATCTAGCACATTCAAGATGTACCGTTTTTTAGCAGTCCATATAGCACGATCTGCGATAGCTTCACGTTTCATGCTAAGACGTTTCTTATATGCATTCATCTTATCTGCAAGTTCATCAAAAGATTTACTTAATACAGATTCTAATGAATCAGAACACAACTTATCGAGGAAGTCGGTTATCTTTGCTTTGTCAGTTATGTTAGTTACCTTAACAACCTCGCTAAGATTAACATACACAGAATCAGTATCAATAGCGATGACATAGTCCTTTTCCTTTTGGTTCTTTAAGGCTTTATTGAGATATTCGTTTACGGCTTTCTCAGCCCATCGAATAATCATTTGACCAGATAACGTGATACCTTCTGCAATCTCCATAGTAAAGTATCGGAAGTACTTATTACCAAGTGCACCGTAAAGTGAGTTTAGTAAAATCTTAATGGATGTTTGTTGATTTTCATACCGAGCGATGTCTCGTTCAATCCTATAGATTTCTTGTTTGTTAGACTTATCAGATGCTTCTAATTCTTTTTTAGCATCAAGCATAAGTTTCTTAATCTTAACACGTTCATCATACATGTCTTCGATGATCTTAGGCATGAAACCTTGCTTTTGATTAGAGAACATCTGACCGCTGCCTGCGATACCATATTCTGTTTTCTCTGGTTGATATCCTTCGAGGATAGAATCGGGAGATACACGATGATCGTGTCGACCTTTTACGATGGTTTCAGGTGACATGTTCCACTGAACAATGATGTTTGGATATAGTGAGTTAACGTCGAACGATGCAACCCAATCATGAACGCCGCAATGTGGATCTTTAACATAACCGCCGTCGTAGGCTTCTTTAATGGATTCTTTATTTGGTGGTACTACGATATTTTGTGGTAACAGATAACGATAGATTAGACTATCCCAAATAGCAGTTGTACCGAACGTATCATTATAGTTGACACCAGCTCTGTAAGCCATCGTAAAACATAATACAATCAAACCTACTTTATCTTCCATACGATCAACAAGATCTACATCTCGAATATTATAGTCGATGAATTTTTGATGATCTGTCATATACAATGAATGTAAAGTACCATCGTATTCTAGCTTGTGTTCACCGAGAACTACATTAGCAATATGATCTAGACGATACGTTTCTTGTGGACCAAAAGTATAACCGAACTTTTTAAATAGATCCATCCAATCGAGTTGTGCTACACCGATGATGTCATACATCTGCACTTGCTTTTTCTGCATAGTGACTTGTTTTTCTTCGACTCTACCCCATGGAGATAGCTTCTTAATTGTATCTTCATGTACGATACGAGCTGCACGATTGATGATGTATGGGATATCGAAGTTACGAATATTCCAACCAGTCACAACATCTGGCATGTGAGAAGGTGTACCCCAATGGGC